CTCCTCACCTCCAGATTTATTTCCAACTTGAGAAACAAACCAAGTTAACTACTATCAAAAACTGGGGAGGGCCGTTCGCCCGAATGCATTTCGAGGCTGCACGCGGCACTGACGTGCAAGCTTCCGACTACTGTAAGAAGGAGGGCAACTACTTCGAGCTGGGCTCTCGTACCCCGATGGGTAAAAAAGGTGCGAGAAATGATCTTGAAGAATTACAAAAGAGCATCAGAGAGGGCAAGAGTTATGAGGAAATTTGTGAGGAACACTTTGACGCAGCGGCTAAGTATCATAAATTTATTCGCGAACGTATTCAGGCACGGGTTATGGAAGCGGAGCTCTCCTCATTGCACGAGGCATTCAGCTCTGCATCATTGAAGCCCTGGCAAAGGGCTCTCTTGGATGTTGTCGACAAGCCAGTGAATCCCCGCAAGATCCATTGGATATGGGAAGACCGCGGGAATGTTGGGAAGAGTTGGATGGCCAAGTATTTGATGGCGGAGCGCGGTGCGGTACTCCTGACACCAGGAAAGAAGGCCGACATGGCGTATATCTTCAGCAAGAATCCGAGCAAGATTGTGATCTTCGACCTCTCGAGGACGACGGCTCCGACGGATGGGAAGGAGCACTATCTCGATGGGGTTTACTCCCTGGCGGAGGACCTCAAGAACGGGATGGTGACCAGCTACAAGTACGACTCGACGAATGTCTTGACGACGGGATCTCATGTGATTTTCTTCGCCAACTTTGCGCCGGACATGACGAAGTGGTCTGAGGACCGCTATTTAATTACACATCTTTGAAATAAAGTTTGCACGAGTACTGGCAGTTTGCCACGTTGTCCGTTCGTAGTGTTGCGTACGCGTCATAAGGTAGGATAAACACCGCTAAGGGATTATTCACGATAGTATTAGCCGCCGAAAATACGATCTTCTTTGTCCCCTTAGGATTTATCCACAGCTTTTTAAATAGTCGTAGTTTACGCGTTGCATCAATTCCGACCGATGATTGCACACAGCCTTGTACAGTGAAAACCTTGTCGTAGTAAACCTTAATACCCTGATCATTCTTCACCACTGAAGCGATGCTATCATTGGCTCCATTTGTATCAAACATATCAAAATTTCCACCAGTCATTCCAGTTCCGTTAATCACGCGATTTAACTTCACCACCATTACACGGTAAAAGAGCGCAGTTCGATCAGCAGCGTTATACATAGTCAGACGCAAGGCCATTCCTCTAGGGTAAATTTCATCACCGATTCGATTCCTGGCCCCTGTTCCCTGACCAATGTTCACCCATGGATCCCAAATCAAAGCGCCCTGCTGAGCTCCGACAGCTGGTGCGGTAGTCGTCCCACGATCGTGGTACAGTAAGGTATCGTCTCCTCCGAGTATGTGGTACTTCGTCTCCACTTTCTTCATCAGAGCCCGATTCACTCGAGCTTGGAACCGGCGATTCCGAATCTTCCGCGAGCGAATGGACCTCCCACGACGAGTCCGTTTCATAGCTCTGCGGGTTCTCCGACTGTAAGGCATCTTCCATTAATTCCTTAGCACCTTACACTTCCGTAGCACCTTTATAGTGCCACTGGTACCCGGTACCCAGGTGGGGGGTAATACTAGACCCCCACCTGGTACTGACCTGGGTACTCTAGTAAATTGTACTGGGGCCGGCTTCGCCGGCGCCTGCCGAGAGTCTACGGACCGGCCGCCTTCGGCGTCTACGGTCCTGCCGCTGCACGGCGGCCTTGAAATCAAACAATCTCAAATTTGTTGCAGTAACGGTCTGTAACCGTTTTTTTTTTCGTCCCCTTTTTGCAGGGGTATATATAGGTACCCCATTTCCAAATTCCTCCAAATCAATCAGGTGCGGCACGCATGCCCGTTTTAGCTTATTGCGCGACTTTGAACAATTATTCCGAGGATGATGTGGCGACTCTACGTACTCCAAACTCCCGTTTAAAGTACATTATTGTTGGACACGAGGTTGGTGAGAGCGGAACTCCTCACCTCCAGATTTATTTCCAACTTGAGAAACAAACCAAGTTAACTACTATCAAAAACTGGGGAGGGCCGTTCGCCCGAATGCATTTCGAGGCTGCACGCGGCACTGACGTGCAAGC